ATGAGAAGTGCTAGTTAATTTTGATGAGTGAGGTATCCACGCAGTATATGTAGTTAATTGTGTTAGTGAGAGTGAATACCTAGAAGTATTAGAATTTATATCTAACAGAGAAAGAAAACTATGACAAAAAAAGGAGCAGCTTGGGATGTAGATAAGGAAGATATGTGAACTACAGAAGACCAAGCAAGGATATTTGCCTTAATGCCTAAGGCTTGAGTATTAATAAAGACTAAGTGAAGACCTGCAGTTACCGAGAGTGTGTGGGTAGCGATAGAGACAGCTCTCAAACTAGATTGTAGTGTTAGAGAAGCCTGTAATATCGCAGGAATATCTAAAGCAGCGTATTATAACCATCTAAAAGCTAATCCTGAGATGGAGCAGAGGATGAAACGTGCTATGGATTATCCTAAGATACTTGCTAGAGCAGCTGTCCAACACGCTATATCTAGATGAGATGGTAAACTGGCTATGAAATATCTAGAGCTGAGGGACTGAAGGTTTAGAGGAGAAGAATTTGATGATGATGAGTTACAGGAGAAAGAAACAAAGCAACCTTTAGTCTGATTTACTATAGTGCAATGACATCAACCAAAGAAAGTAGAAGCACCTGATTTAATAGAAGGCAAAATTGACTCTCAGAATGATACAGAGCAAAAATCTGCCTCTGAATGATATGTGATTTTATGAGAGAGACAGAAAAGTGCTACAGAGAGAAAGAGTGAGGAGAAAATTGAGAAATATCAGGAGAAAATAAGACAGGAACAGGAGAAGGTCGATGCAGAAGTTGCGAAGAAGGAGAGACCAGTACGATATGAAGACCCAGAAACATTAGCGAGATTAGGCTTATTGAGTTCCAACAACGAATCTGAAGCAAAATAGAGTTTGAGGAGTGAAGTGATTATGGCTCTGCTCCTAGAACTAGGAGATGGAGAGAGAGGGAGAAGTATATAGACTACCTCAATAGCTTAAAGAAGTAGAAAAAATAATTTTTATTTTGTGACCGTTTAGCTTTTATGGCACTCGTAGATATACAACTATCTGAGAAACAACAAGAGGCATTCAACTATATGTTGGATGACTACCATACGGCAATTTGATACTGAGGATGAGCGTGAAGCTGAAAATCGTATCTATGAGCTATATGGTTATGGAAAATGTGTAATGATTATGAATGAGTTAGATATGCCTTAGTTCGTGACACCATTAAAAACATCAAACAGACTACGGTTATATCACTAGAAAAATTCTATAATCAGTACAACATACCATACAAGTATAGAGGGAAACTTAATAACATATCTAACGTTATAACATTCCCTAACGGAAGCCAAATTCTTCTTAGAGAGTGATGTTATCTACCTGCAGACCCATTGTACAATAGATTCTGAAGCCTAGAGCTTACTTGAGCTTTTGTTGAAGAAAGTGCCGAATGTCCTCTAGATGGAATAGAAATATTACAGACTAGAGTTGGTAGATTTAAGAATACAGAGTATTGAATCTTAGGTAAAGTGCTAGAAACCTTTAACCCTAATCCTTGACACGTATATGAGAGGTATTACAAGGGGTTACATAAGGATTGAGACAGAGCTATCTATATTCCTGCCTTAGTGTACGATAATCCGTTTATCGATAAGGGATATATAGAGAACTTGGAAAGGGCTGCACCTGCTACTAGAAACAGATTGTTATACTGAAAACGGGATTTTGATGATAATGATTGGTTATTATTCAAGTTATCTGAGATAGATAAGCTCAGAAATAACGAATCACATTGAGACATCTATTATCTTATATGTGATGTTGCTAGATTTGGTAAAGACACTACTAGAATCTCTTTATGGAGAGGAAATACACGGATAAAAGTATGGACATATGCTAAATCTAGTGTAGAGGACATAAAGACATCAATCAATATCATCAAAAGTCAGTATGAAATCGAGCCTAGGAATATAATTATCGATGCAGATTGAGTTTGATGATGAGTTGTGGATGGTATTCCTTATTCAACAGGATTTGTAAACAACTCTAAGCCTGTAACTACGTGGTCTAAGCAGAACTATGCTAATCTCAAGTCACAATGTGCGTTCCTATTACAAGAGAAAGTGCAGAAGTGAGAGATAGCTATCAAGCGAGAACACCTAGATGCAGAGAAAGACTGGGGTATCCTAGTAGAGGAAATGAGAAACCTCTATATAGACACAAAGAGTATCGATGGTAAGACTAGGATAGAGAGTAAGGATAAGATGAAAGAGCGTATATGAAGGTCTCCTGACCTACTAGATACGTTAATAATGAGGATGTATCCTTATCTCAGATACGATGATGACCTTGTTAGTACTTATTTAACTTCAATAGTAAGATAAATGATAAAAATCGATGATGATTTAAGAGCAAAGATACTAGCAGAATACAGACACGGACTAGAAGCTAACCGTTCTAAGAATGCTCACTTTATGTCTCAAAGGGACATCTACTCTACAAAGAGAAATGATGAGTTACTTAGAAGTCAGATATTCCGAAGCTGTGCTAGAACTATGCAAGCTACTTGTATTATCAATGAGCCTGAGGCTATTTGGGAAGATGAGGATGCTTTATTCCAAATGGAAGCTAGGAACTTCTCAGATATGTATAAGACTGATTACACTAATCAGCATTGGGACTTTGATAGATATATTTGATTAGATGATGTATGTAAATATGGTAAGAGCGTTACGCTATTTACAGGTTGGGACAAGAAAAAGAATGTTCCTACAGTACAAAGGATAGACCCTAGATTTGTTTATCCTTATAACGATGGTAGTTTATTGGTAGAGGATTATCCTTTCTTTGGATTTGATAGAATAATCACTAGATACCAACTAGAAAAACTCCCTGTCGCTATTAATAAAGAGTTTAAGGAAATGATTACACACCACTATGATGTGTATGTAGAAGGATTAAAGACAGATGATGCTTTCTTAAGGAGCATATGTACTTGTTACTCTCCTATTACAGGACACTTTACTATCCACTATCACTATACATATATATATGATGAGGAGACTAAAGAAGACAAGTTATATCTAGTTCTTATGTTAGCAGACCAAATACTTGATATATATGATGTTCCTTGAACTAATAACAGAATCCCTATTGCAGTATGGGGATTTGCTTACGATGCACCTGACTGGTGGGGAATCTCTCTATGTGACATTATAGAGGATGGACACAGAACAGAACAGTTATTACTTAACTTATATAAGATTAAGGTAACTAGAGAAGCAATGTGAGGAAACATATTCATAGATGAGCAAATCTTTATGAATAACATCAATACATTAAAGAATCAGTCTATTAAGAATAGATGGTATCCAGTAAAGATGAGAGACATAACAAAGCCTATCTCTAGTATGGTATTTGAATTACCACAGACACAGATAAGCCAAGACTTATATAACTCTCTTGGAATGATTAAGAACAAGGCTCTAGCAGAATCATTTACTAATGCTACTGCTCAAGGACTTGGACTAAGTGGTAACTCAGACCCTAATACAGCTACTGCTTCTAAGATACAGAAAATCAATGCTAATATGATAACTAGTTTACAGAATCAGATATTAGCATACGGTAGTAAAGACTTTGCACAGTTATATATGGACTTTATGCTTTATTACTGGAGAGATAGTTCTAAGAAAGTAATAAGAAGAACAAATAACTGACTTAGTGGAACATATAAGAAAATAACTAAGAAAGATATATCAGGAAACTTCTCTATCTTACTAGTAGACCCTATCCTTAGAGATATAATCTACGAAGAAAAGAAGACTGCATATATGGAACAATATAATATGATTTCTAACGACCCTAAGACACCACAGTTCTTGTTAAATAACATAAGAAGGGCGGTAGCTTATTATAACTGACTAGATGAATCAGAGATAGATTCTGTTACAGAACTCAATCCTGAAGAATATCAATGTAAGATGGATGTTCTACTTCTCAATAGAGATATAGACATATACATCCCTGCTAATGCTAATGTGCAAATGAGGCTATGGTATTACAACAAAGCTGAAGACACATCAGCAAAAGATAAGGCTATCAGAGCTTTACAGTATATGATAGCACAATGACTAGGTACTGAAGACTTGAGTATGGCTAGTCAGCCTAAAGTAACAGACTTCAAAATGGCAGGAGAAAAATGATTAGCGACACCAACTGTTAATACAGACTTAAATATGTGAACTACTGACAACCTAAATGTTAGTTGAATGCAGAAACTAGATGTATCTAACGGTGTTGGTTAATTTATATCTTTATTATAAAATATGACATTCCAAAAGTGACACACAGCTTGGAACAAGAAACAGAAAGAAACAGCAGTTCCTACCGTTGCGAAAAGTGAAAAGAAGGAAGTAAAAACTCCTGAGCCTACAATTGCTCCAGTAGAAGAAAAAACTCCTTCAAACGTTCTTTGAACGATATGAGGAAGCGTTGTAAAGAAGCCTATTAGATGAATCACATTTGAGGCTAAGGTTGCACCTGTTCCTATGTTTAAATTGCCTGAACATTTACAGAAGTATTTAATTAACAAATGATTTGGTACTAATGTATGGAAAAGAGATAAAGAGTGGTTGGAGAGACATTGAGCAGATATGAAAATGATAGAAGAACTTAAAAGATTTTTATCTCAGATGTAATTAGATGTGGCAAGTATTAAAGGACATAGATGAGTTGATAAGGGAAGAACCTGAAAGGGAGACTATCAACTTTGAAGAAATGTCTAGAATGAAAGCCAAGAGATATAAGAAAGAGGTGTTTAGAGAGAGGATAAAGTTTTATCTCAGAAAACACGAGAAAGGTATCTCTCAATTAAATAGAGAGGACTTAGTAAATCTATGTGAAGGACTTGAATCACTAGATGCAGGTATAATGATGGATGAAGTTAAGAAATCTCTAGAGGTAAATTATTGAAAACCACTTAAATGGATAATAGAAAACCATAAATCAGCTTTATTTACTAATAATTAATTATGGCATTAGAAGAAGAATTGGCAGTAGCCGAAAAGAAACAGGTAAAGGAAGAAAAGAAGAAAGAAAAGCTACCTAATCCTGATGATTTAACTGATGAGCAGATTGAAGCTGTAAAAGAGTTAGAGAAATCTCTCTGATGGGAAGTATTAAAAGACTGTATGAAGAAAAGAATTGAGAAGCAAGAGAAAGACCTTCTTACTCTAGCTAAGGAACACTTCCTAGACCCTAAGAAAATGGGATATACAGCTTTCGAAGTGCTAGGTGGATTCATTAACTGAATGGGAGAAATGGAAAGATTAGTTAATGTACTAGTTACAGACCCTGAAGAAGTACAGAAAGCTCTTAAGGAAGTTAATGATAAGGAGAAAGAAATGGTAGAATGAAAGTGAGAATAATACTCTCAAATATTCTAGTCCGAAGTTGCAAGACTTAAAACTAATCAATTGTAGACAAGTTGAAGTCTTTAAATCAATTCGAGTTTGTAGAATTACTCGGTTTTAAATTCTATTTATTATCAGATGACTGATATGGAAAACATTGATAGCACAGAGGAGAAGAAAAACCATTGGGCTGCTATGAGAGAAAAGTACGATGGACAAATTTCTGACCTACAGGCTAAACTAGATGCAGAAATTGCAGGTAGAGCTGCAGACAAAAAACTTTATTTCGGTAATACGATGAAAAGTAAGGGTTACGAATGAGATTTTAACGAGTTCGCTGACAAATATTCTAATCTAAGTATCGATGATATGGTTTCTTTGTATGAGTGACAGCACGGTAAAGTATCCGTAGTTACAGAGTGAAAACCTGAACAACCTGCACAACAAGCACCTGTTTGACCTCAAAGTGTTATCGCCTGAGCCAATCCAACAGCTGAGGTTGGACAAAAATCTCTTAAGGATATGAAACCTGATGAGATTATAGCTTTCGCTAAAACACAATCTTGGTATCATAATTGAATCTAGTTGGAATGGCTAATATTTTAGCCTTAACATTTATTTAAAATGCCTTTTGACAGATTTAACATTGCTACTGATTCAGCTGCTAACATTATGCAGACTGGAAACATTAACGCATCACAAGACCAAACAGATGTGTTACAAACATTATTAAGAAACTCTTTCCTAGAAAATGGAGAGCCTTCTACTTTATTTATGAAGTTCGGACTTAAGGCTTCACATCAAGGACATAAGTCAATCACTTGGCCTAGATTAGGAGTTATGAAAACTACTCTTGCTCAAGCTGCTTTGACTGAATGAGTTACTCCTGATGGACACAATAACGTAATCGCTACTGTTACTGCTGTTCCTACTCAATTAGGAGACTACTCTATTATCTCAGATGTACTAGATGTAGAAACTTTACTTCCAGTTGTAGCTGCTCAAGGTAGAGAATTAGCTAACAACGCAGGAAGACTTATCGATGAATACATCCAAAATGTACTAGCAGGAGATGAAGTATGAGCTATGTATGCAGGTAGTGCTACAGAAAGAGCAGATTTAACAGCTGCTGATACTATGAACTTAGACCTAGTTCTTAAAGCTACTACTTTCCTTTCTTCTCAAGGACAAACTGGAGAAAGATTTAAGATTCTTATGCACCCTAACGTATTCTTAGATTATGCTAAATCATCATCTACTAATACTTGGCTTAACAAACTTATCTACGAAGACTTCAAAGGAGTTAAAGATGGATTTGTTACTTCAGGAGTTAATTACGACATCTACGTTTCAGCTAACATTAAGCCTTTCGCTACTGATAATGGAAATGTATATCCTACATACGCTTTCAGAGATGGAGCTTACGGAGTTGGAACACTTCAAAATCTTCAAACTTACTACAAGCCTTACGGAGCTGCAGGAACTGAAGACCCATTGAATCAAAGATGTACAGTTGGATGGAAATGTATGTTCGGAGCTGCTGTTCTTAACGAATTCTTCATCGTGAGAATCGAAACTATGGCAGGAACTGACTACGAATGGCAGAAATCTCTTATTTGAGACTAATCTGCTTATATATAGGGGGTGGGGAAACTCACTCCTTAGAATAAACAGATTTAATTATTAAATAAAGTAGAATGACAAAAATCAGCGATGTACTAGAAAACTGGAGAATAGAAAATGTTAGGGGAAGCCAACAGATAAACAAAGAGGTTATGGTTACTTGGTTTAATAAGTGATTTCACGACTTCCAAAAGATGTTACTAGAATATGTGAGTTGAAAGAACAATACAGCTCACAGATTTAGGCATATAGAAAAAGATAAGGATGAGTATGAGCTACCTTTAACAGATTCAGATACTAGCACTAGTGTGCAAGACTTCTATTCTATAATCCAGTTAAGAGTAGCCTATGATGTAGATAAGCTAGGACAACCTATATATAGAGTATGTAGACCACTAGAGTTCTGAGATTATAATATTAAGCCTTTAAAGAATAAAGAGGAATGAGGCGAGTTAAAAGCTAGATGAGGAATGCAATATTGAGAGCCATTTATATGGGGTAGAATATCAGAGCAGTTTCCTAGATATACATTTATAGATAAGAATCATATTAAGATATTCCCTACACCTACTAAGGATGTAGATAACGGAATAACATTAGCATATAACTTTATGCAAAAGCCTATATCATACGAAGACATATATGTTAATAACATAAAAGAATCAGATTTATGTTTACCTCGATACTTTATTGATGCTATAGAGGACTTTATGACCTACAAGCTATATCAAGTAGAGAATCCTGAACAAGCACAATGGTATTATCAACTATTTCAGAATACTATTAATGATAACATCTATGGTATGAATAAAGATAAGAGACCAGTAGAGGAGTGATTTGCAAACACTACTTATTTTAGCCACTACTAGAAACATAAATGGCAGTATGAGAAAAAAGAGATATACAAAGAATAACAGAGATGTCTTGGACAGCAGGAATAGCACAAGACAAATACTACTGAGTAGAGCATAGTTTTAACTACTCAGAGAATATAAACTGTGATGATGAGATGCACGGTATAAAACTAGCTACTAAAGTTACTAGTGATACATCTAACTGATTAAATGATTGTCAGTTAGTAGATGTATGAGATAATGGTATCTTAGCATTACCACTAGATAATACAGGTAGAAAGGTGCAATTATTTGAGTGGGATGAGGATAACTGATTCGTTATTAAGGATAGCAATGCTTGACCTACACCTTCTTATGCTGACACAACAGGTCAGTCAGGTATTGCTAGTACAGCACCTTGAGTAGTATTCCAAGATTATTTTTGGTACTGAGTAGCTGTAGAAAACCCTAACGACCCTAGTAAATATGTTACTTGATTGTGTAAAATACCTATAACTCCACAAGCCTGAACTAGTTTTACTGCTATAGCTCCTCGTGACCACGTATGAATAACAGATGAAGATATAAGTAACTATCAAGATGCAAGTACACCTATGTTTTGACAGATAACATCTATACTAAACTACAACAATACTAGATTAATAGTAGGTACTGATACTTGAGAAGTATTCTGTTATTATCCTGAACTAGAGGATGAAGACCATACAGACTGAACTACAGGATGGTTAAAGATAATGCAATATGAAGCAGGATGTGCAGTAATAGCACTTACCTGTGATTTTAATTTCCTAAAAGTTTGGGTAAGAAACGAGTGATGGGAGACTAAAGTATACTACTATCAAGGTAACAATAACCTTAGAAGTACATACGTATACGACATAGTAGACCTCTCAGACCAAAAGGTATTGAGAGTATATCCTATTAATGGTATGGATTACTATGTAGTTACTAAAGATGGTACTGACTGATATGTAGACCTCTATAAACTATATGGTAAAACTCCTTACTTACTAATAAATGAAAGAGCAGGATTATATGATTTGGATGTGAATAATAAAACACCTATGTTCGTATGACCTACATCTGTTAGTGCTGCTTACCAGTCTTGAAGTTGGTATGTAGCAGACGTGTTCTGAGTTTGGAAGTGGAATGTAACTAATACTAGAACAGACAAATACGATAAGGGTTATATGAAATGGAAGATTAATAATATAACTTATGATAAGGCCTCTAGAGGTAATATCCCTAGATGATTATGTATACACAAGAATATCCTCTATGTATCATATAAAAATAGGATATGTGTAATGAGGACATACGACACCTGACTAGATGGATACCAAGAAAGAGGTATCTTAATCTCTAGAGAGTTAGAGTGACCTCATTGAGGAAGTGTAACAAAGATGATAGAGAACTTAAGATTACACTATGAGCTTAATCCTAAGACAACACATAACTGAAAGATAGAGGTATTTGTATCTCCTAATAATCTATGGAAGTATATAATACCTGAGTGAACAGGATTACCTGATGACCTTAACGATTATTCTAATGATAATTATGATGGATGGTATAAGGTTATGGAGATAGACCAATGAAATATAAACTCTAGAGTAGAGGAACAATGGAGAATGAATGAGTTTAATGGATTTAATTTTGACTGGCAGACTATTACTTATGCGATAGTTATTACTAGAGGTAGTGAAATACACGCTACTCCTATGGTAAGAGAGATAACAATGTTCTACACTCCAAAAGGAAAAGCTAATAATACATTTAACTTACATAACTAGAATGACACGAAACCAGAATAATGATTATACGTTTAAATTAGAAGCCTGAGCAGATGAGGAGTTTCAGAACGAAACTGCTTATATGTTTAATCAATTCATTCAGTTAAGAGATACATTTCAGAAGTCCTGAAAGTATTATAACGGAAAGGCAGGTAGTTACTTAGTGGTGTGAGAAAAAGAGGAGACCATTGAAGTGAAGTGGAAGAATTATTGGAAGGCAACATTCAATAGCTCTCAGACAGATATTGTAGTCGATAGTACCTGACCTTACGTTAGACAAGACTGAACAACTTTATGAGCGATAATAAATGAGGATGGTAGATACACGGTAACTCATAAAGAAACGGTAGAGTTAGCAGGTACTGAGACTAGGATACATTGCTATGTACAGCTTACTAGAGATGGTAATACAAATAATATAGCAGTATTTGATATGGAAGGAACTGATTTAAGTTTCTTAACTACATTTACAGCTTATGGTACAATAGATGTGAATCTAAAGAAATGAGATAAGCTCAAGCTAATATTTGAGGATGAGTGATGAAATGAGCTTACACTAAAAGCTAATTCTAATTATCTAAGCATAAAAAATATTTAACTCTTTAATTAATAAGAATGGTAGTAAAATCTAAAGTAGTTATGGCAGAAACGCCTGAACAAAAAGACAGTATGTGAACACTCCATACAGATGAGGATGTAGCAGAAGTAGATGCAAAGGCTAAGGCTTGAACATTGAAGCATAATCCTCGACCTGAGTGACAAGGTAAAAGTAATGGTTGAGAGAAAGTAACCAGTACTTGAGTAGTTATCCAATGAGACGCTCCTACTAGATTACTATGAGCAGCTGGTTGAAATCCTGATATGCAAGCAGATTCAGCTCAGAAGACAGTAGTTAATGTACCTGAAGCTACATCAGCTACAGGATGAGGACAAGCAGAACAAGACTGGAGAGCAGGATTAAAGAATCCTAACCAACACTTAGAGAACTATTGAGATGATTCTAGTTTACCATACCAAGAACATCCTGAAACTCTATGAGGAACTTCAGCTAAGTATGAGGGAGAATGAGTAAAGACTACTAGTTGAGAAGAAATTGATAGAGGTCTAACACTAGACCAACTAGACCCTAATTATAAATACTGACAGGAATCTCAGATTTATGGAAGTGAACACGATGGATATATCCAATCTAGAAACGATAGAATAGCTATAGCATTGTGGAATGCTTGAATAAGAGACCCTGAAGGTATCAGAGCTTGGTTAGAGAAACAACCTTGATTTATGAACTCATCAGAACACGATAGAAATAATACTGTTATGTCTATCTATAAACGTATGTGAGTTGAGCCTGCTAAGGAATGAGAAGCTGAATGGTCTCCTGCTAAATGAGAAGGTATGAATCTAGAAGATACAGAGTGAGGAAAGATATACGGTAAAGATACTCCTAGTGAAACTAATCCTGATGCTTGAATCAAAACAGAAGTAGACCCTCTAAACATTACTAACCAAATGAATGCTACTAGAGAGGCTAATGTTAAGGCTATGCTTAGTATGCAACCTGAAGACATTGCTACATCTATACTAGCAGGAACTACACCTTACGGAGAACAAACATTAAGGGATATACAACAATACTATCCTAGTTTTTATGCGTTAATTCAGGATTCTCTTAAGGTAAAGAAAGGACAACAAGATATTAATGCCATTACTACTAGTGGTACTTTAGATACTGAAAAGCAAACAGAAGTATCTACAGAAAGACTACAGAACGATAAGAAAGAATGGAGCGAATCAGTATGAGGAGATAAATCAGAACAGTTATTAAACCAAGCTAATAGTGATATGGCTTCTAATAAAGTAGCCAGTAGTGCAGAAGAAGAAATGAATAACTGTCAGAAAGATATAGCAGAATTACAGACTAGATTAAAGAACTTACCACAGGAAGCTAGAAAGGCTTTCAAATCAGATGTTCCTCAATATCTAATTAGTGCTTATGTGGCAAATAAATCGCAAGAGATACAAGATAAGATAAGTGAGTTACAATCTAGATATAATGCAGCTATGAATCTCTATCAAACTGAATGGGAGAAATATAAATGGGGTAAAGAATATGACCTAAAGAAGCAACAGTTAGAGATGGAACAAGATGAGATTACATATAATGAATGGATAAAGAAACAACAACTAGATAGAGAAGTAGTAAAAGATGCTGACTGAAATATATTAAAGTATAATGAAGAAACAGGACAATGGGAGAAACAACACGCTTGAACTAAGAAATTTACTAATGCTGACTTATGAAGAACTTGGGATTCTAAAACTCAGAAGTATAATATGACTATATGAGAGGCTGTTAATAGTATCTGACACATACTAGAAAGTGATGACTGACTAGCAGTAGGTACTTATTCTCCTTGAAACGGATATACATACAACGTATATGCTACAAGACAAGACTGAATGAATGCTACTATCTGATTACTAGAAAGAGCTTACTACTGATTAACATTAGAAGAAGCAGCTCAGAAGTGGATAGGTAAAGGTAAGAATATCGCTACAGCAAAG